TTATGTGGCGCTGAGGATCTTCGAGAAGATGGCATCCAGGTTGCGGCTGATCTCTTCTCCTTCGCCCTGCACTTCGTGGCCATACACACCATAGGTGTCCATGCTCTGGCTGTGGCCGACGAGCTTTTTCATCTGGGCTTCCGGCAGGGCGTCGCTGATGCTCACAAACGTGTGCCGGATTTCATAGGGCGCGATATCCGGCAGCCCATTGACCTTACAATATCGCTTCCAGCGGCTGTGGTAGTGCTGGAGGTTGCTGATGCAGAACACAGACCCCTTCGGGCCGGTGATGCGATATTGATCTTCCAGCACCTGGCGGGCCAGGGAAGAGAGGTAAACCACCCGGCGGGCATTATCGTTCTTCCCGGTGGTGGTTTCGCCGTAGCAGTTGATGGCCCGGCGCAGCTCCAGCCGGTCGCCGTGCCAGTCGGCCCATTCCAGACCGTTGATCTCCCCAGGCCGTAGCCCGGTGAGCACCTCCAGCCGGTATGCGTTGATGTAATCTTCCACGGCCTTATTTTTGCGCAGGATGGTGGTGTCTACGTTGAAGAGTATCAGGACATCCTTCGGCTGCAAAATGCGTTTCTGACCCCTCTGAGCAGCTTTGGAGATTTCAAGGTCCTCGCCGGTCAGAGTGGTGTAACGGTTCCGGCGAGCCCATTTCAAAAACGCACATAGATCCGCCCGCAGGTTCTGCAGACTTTTGCGGGAATATCCACCGGCAAGGGCTCTGTCCAGTACCTGCTGCAGATCTCCATCAGTCAGCCGGCCGATGGACTTCTGGCCGATCAACGGCTGAATCTTGTTCCGCCAGCGGCCATCCATTGGGCGGCAGTTGCTGAGACTGGTGGTGGCCCGCTTGGATGTCAAAAACTGAGGATAGAGCACGTCCACCTTGGTGGATGTGCTGATAACCGAGTGCTCCAGCCACTCATCGGCTTTCCGGTTGGCCTCCCTCTGGCCGGTACGGCCGGGCTTCGCGCTGGTGAAGGTTTTGCGCACGCCGTCCTTCTGCACATTGATCTGCCAGCGCTGGCGGCCCTCGACCCAGACGGCCGTATTGGTGCGAATTGACATAAAAATACCTCCCTGTAGGTGCACTTTGACAAGCCTACTCGGGAGGTGGTATAATCTCGTTGTCCGGACGAGTTTGCACCTTTCGTGTAAGCCTGTTCATATTCCCTCACCGGTTGGCGCCGGTGGGGGATTTTTTATTTTTGAGACTGGGAAGATTCCACAGCGATTGCTAAACTCTGGCGGTACTGCTCGGCCGGAGGAAAGTCTACGAACTCCACGGTTTTATCGAAATTGGCACGGACCACATCTTTGATTTCGTCCAGTGTTACCCGGAAGAATTCCCGGCGCTGATTGATAAAATTCAACTTACGGTCGGCAAAAGCTTTGTGCAGAGCCGCCTCTAGTTTGGGGGCATCGTCGGAAAAAATCATGGCATGCACGTCAAAATTGAATGGAACGGATGCATCGCCTAGTTCATCCACACGATCCATGGGGTCCAGACGGCGGGTCATGCCGATTTTATATACGTTCTCGCCGAAAGCACCCACATTGGAGATGATGTACACATAGCCTGCGCGCTGGTTGGCTTCCCGATAATCCACATCCTTGAAAGCCTGATCGATCTTCTCCAACTGCTGCACCAGTTCTTCGCGCTTTTGCTCGATATCGGCTTTCTCGGCCTCCGAGGCGCCGGTCAGCTGGGCTTCGATTTTGCGCAGTGCATTTTGGTAGTGCCGCTGTTCCTTTTCCAGCTTCTTGCGCTCTTCCTCGATCTCTTTGGCAAGCTTCGCTTCCTCCCGCAAGCGGGCGCGGGCCTCCTTCTGTTCCTCCTTCTCCTGCTGCTTTTTTTGCTGGTATTCAAAGGCCAGATACAACTCTTCGATCTTGAGCCGATAATAGGCGGGAGTAATGGAAACTCCCATGATCGCGCCCAGCTTGGAAATAGCATCTCGGGAAACGGTAATGCGTTTCTCGCTGGCATCCAGATTGCTGTACCGCACATGCTCAATGATGTCGTCACACTCAGCGTTAAAGGCTCGCAATAGTAACTTTTGCATGTCAGCGACCATCTTTCGCCCTTGGGCTGCATTGTTGTTTACAGTCCAGTTGGTCAGGCCGGTAGTGGCTGCCTTTCCCCTAATCAGTTCTTTTTGCTTTGCACGGATTTCCAGCAATCGAGCGCGGTATTCATCGGCGCGCATGAAATCGTAGCGGGGCATGTAAACTCCAAAAGATTGGAGAGAAACAGCTTCATCGGTTTCGATAATTTGCGATTGCAGTTCGTCCAAACGGCGCTGTTGCTGTTCCGCTTGCTGGGTGAGTGCATCTAATTCGGCCCGGGCCTTATCGAGCGCTCCCTGTAAATCGGCCATTTCTAGCTGTTCGGGAGACATCTGTGCCCGCAGTCGTTCGATTTCTTTCTTTTCCTTAAGACCAAAAAGTGACACGATTGTTCCGCCTTTCCTTTGAATTACCAAGTTTTGGTTTCCACTATCTATCCACGCCCCATGGGAGGGGCGGCAGTTTGGCTATTGTACTGCAGACAGGAAAAATACCGCTTTTCCTAAAATTCGCATTTCGTTGATTGATTCGCCGGTGTAGATCATTGGTGCGTATTTGGAATTTGCGGGTTGGAGTACAATCTGACCAGGGTACTTATACACCCGTTTCAGGGTGGCCTCGTCGCCGATCAGTACGGCAGCAATCTCGCCGTTTTCCACGTCAGGTTGTTTGCGGATATATACGATATCCCCGTCCAGGATACGGGCGTCCACCATGCTGTCACCCTTGCAGCGTAGAGCAAAATCAGCGTGGATAAAGTCGGGGAGAGAGACTTCACCATCCAGATTTTCCTCGGCCAGAATTGGAACACCACAGGCGATCGTGCCAAGCAGGGGAACAGTCTTGGAGGCCGGGGGCACCGGGATGATGTTGGAGGGGAGATGGAGGGTATTGTCCTTCTCTGCCGAAGCGGCGTTCCGGTCCATCGGTACGTCATAGCCCATTAGCCATGCTTCGCTTACGTCCAGAGCCTGAGCAAGAAGGTAAACCGCATCCTGTTTTGCCTCCCAGGCACCGCTAAGATAGCGTGAGATGCTGGATTTGCTGACGCCCGATTGTTTGGATAGTTCGCTTTGAGTCATACCCTTAGAATCCAGCCCGTCACGTAGTCGAGATTGGAATGAAGAATTTTTATCCGGCATATCTACCACCTCATTTTGTATGTGTTTATATTATATCCCTAGAATTGCGGAAAATCAACATTTTTCAAAATTAAGTTGATGAATATCAAAAAACGGTGTTGACTTTGCGCAATTCGTGTGCTAAACTGACCTTGTGGTTGAGAAACCGCAACCAAAAGGAGGGAGGTGAGAGAAGTGCCTGAAATGAACTACAACCCGCTGCTTGGAAGGATTAAGGAGTTTGGATTGACCCAAAAAGAATGCGCAAAGATACTGGGAATTAGCGAGGGACAGCTTAGTCGGAAGCTGTCTGGCGAGTATGTTTTCCGCCAAGATGAAATCAACGGTCTGTGCAATATTCTTGATATTGATGCGCATGAAATCGGAAAATATTTTTTTTGCCCTAAGAGTTGAGAAACATCAACCGACGAAAGGAGAACCGCATGAACAACTTACAGATTTTCGTGTACAGCGGCGAGCAGCTGCGAACCGTCCAGCGAGATGACGGCTTGTGGTGGGTGCTGAGGGATGTTTGCCGGGTGCTGGGCATGAGCAACCCCGCCATGGTGGCAGGGCGGCTGGATGAGGACGAAAGAGCTGATGTAAGTTTGCCTTACACCAGCTCCAACGGGGTCACTCAGACCCGCGTCACCACCATCGTCAACGAACCCGGCCTGTACTCCGTCATCCTTCGGTCGGACAAGCCGGAGGCCAAGCAGTTCAAGCGCTGGGTGACCCACGATGTGCTGCCCAGCATCCGTAAGACCGGAGCTTATGGCGTGCCGCCGGAACGATTGGCCAAGCTGGATGAATATCAGGCAAAGCTGGATCGGAACCGCAAGCTGCTGGCGGATATTGAACGCATCACCGCTCAGGCCGGCAGGCAAGCACACGAAGCCCGGAAACGCTATGACGAGTGGCGCAAGACACGGGAAGGGATCCGCGATAATGTGCGCTTCTGGGAAGAGTGCATTGCCCAGGAGATCAGGCAGCTGAGCGAAGGAGCAATGGAATAAAAAAGCCTGCACAAGGCGGCGGAAAGGAGTAACTCTATGGATTCCAAAATAAAAGAAATGCTCGAAAAGCAGTTGCAGCTGCTCTCCGAGCGTTCTGAAGAAGCTATTCTGGAAGAATTACCAAATCTCACACGGGCAATGATTGAGACCGCAACGCTCTTGAGCGGAGTGCGGAGTCAAGAATCTCCGCTCGATGCGGTTTCAAGTGCAGTCAAGGCGTGTATCCGGAGTCACCAGAATAGTGACCGGGCATCGACTGAATTAAAAGGCATCCCTACCAACCAACTCGTGGAGGAGTTGGTCGATAGAGATGGCGTAGAAAAAATTGTCCTTCCGCCTTATCAAAAATCCAAGTTTGAGGCCGAAGGACCGGCAGTTGTGCTGATGGTTACAGACTAAGAAATTCGCTGATAAGCATAGCGATTCTTTATGAATGCATGAAAATATTTGCCATGAGAGGGAGCATTCATAAGGCCTTCATAAACAGAGCGAGGTACGTCGGCGTAGGAATAGAGTGTTCCGGAGTGGAATGCAACATATAGCGTTCCTGAAGAACCACCCACATATCCGATACTCGCGATGTTTGAAGAATTCACCGGAATCATATTCATGTAAATCACCTCCTTTCCAGCTCATTGTAGCACTGGCCGGGAAGTTGGACAAGAAACGAATAGACCATTTTGTTGATGCCGGCAAAATGGTCCGAAGAAAGGAGTAAACCATGCGTACCGATGAAAAGGTCATGGAGTATCTGGAGCGGGCTGAGCGTTACGCATGCACCCCGTTGGGGCAACGTGACCCTGATGAATTTAAGGCGCTTATGGCTCTGAAGGCAGAAATCCACAAAGAATGGAGGGAACATAATGCCTGTACAAAGAAGGTTGTTCCTGCAGCTGCGGCATCGGATTGAAGATGCCGGATATCAGGATCAGGAGTTTGCCGCAGAAATGGGCTGGCCGGGTTCGGTTCTGTCGGCCAGGCTGAATGGGCGTACGCCCTGGAGCATGGCCGACGCCTTCCGGGCCTGCGGCCTGCTGCAAATTCCGCTTGAAGAAATGTCCAACTATTTTGCCGATGCCGTTGAGGCAGAGGCACGAAAGGAGCGAGCAAGATGCTGAAAAAAGAAAGCGCCCAGCTGCGGCAACAGCTGGACGCCAGAAACCCCTTGCGGGGTGCCTCGAAGAGCACCCCCATTGTACCACTTTTTCGCCGAGGTTTAAAGACCCTGATTGGCTGCATCCAGGTGGCTGCTTTTGGTGCGGCCGTGTGTTTGGGGTGTGGGGGGCTTGAGTGGCTTTACCACAAAGCCCCGGCGCTGACTGTGTTCGCGCTTTTCGTATTGCTTGTGGCTTTGGTGAGCCGTGAACTGATTCATCAATGGAGGGACTAAGCACATGTATGCAATTAAATTGACCCCGGGGATGGCCCCGGAGATCGTGGAGCTGAGCAACGGCGTACAGGCTGAACTGGCCGGGGCCCCGTATGCCGTGAGCATTGACCCGGCGGGCCTGTTCTTCGCCTTTGTGGATGAGATGGCGCAGTTGGAATGTGCTGGCGAGGGTGGGTACTATTGCCGGGCTACCCACGAACACCTGTACGGCACGGTGTTCGTGACCCGCCATGATTGCCAGCTGGAGCCGTGTAGTATCCACGCAGAGGATATTGGCCGTGTGATCGGACTGCTGAAGGAATTCGACGCATGGGAGGAGGACAATCATGCAAGTGGTTTGTAAATCACCCGGGCGGCCGCCGGTGGTGGCACAGGTGGATAACACATTGGAGGCGTTACAGCATGCCGTAGGCGGCCCGATCGAGACCGTGACGCTTGCCCGGGACGCCGTCATCATCTGCAACGAGGAGGGCAGACTGATGGGGTTGCCGCACAACTGCCGCTTTCCCGGGATTGATTTTGTCGGGACGATTCTTGTGGTCGGGGTCGATGGAGACGAATTTTCCGGCCTGAGCGAGGCGGACGCAAAAACGGTTGTCCGTTGGCTTGGAGGTGCATAAGGATGGCCACTATCTACATCTGCAAGTGCGGGCGTCAAGTGCGCAAGAGCACCAACGCCGACAACACCGGCAACCGGGATACCGAAAACTGCAAGGGCTGCCCGTACCTGCTGCCCTGGGGGCCCACCCAGTGGGACGCCACCCGCCACGCTATGGTGACCGATGTCAAAGGCTACGAATGCAGGATGTCACCGTCCTTGGACTATGCCACCTACTACCAGGGCGGCGGTGAAGATAAATGTGTGCTGCACATCTACAGCCTGGATTATGACTTCCTGGACCGGGTGACCGCTTGGGCAGCCAAGCAATTTCCCGACAAGGAAATCAGCTGCAGCTTTGACCGCAGCAAGATCCGCGCCACCGAGTTTATCGGCGGGCTTTATGGCATGTCCGTTTACCCGATGCAGAACAAGAAGGGCATGGCCGCGAAGGCTGCTCTGATCGAACGCTTCTTTGGTCCGGACGGGCACCGGCTGGATACGACCCCGGAAGAAGAAAAAGCCATTGTACTGGCCGCCATCGAGGCGGGCAAAGCGAAGGCAAGCGGAAAGGAAAAAGATATGCAAGTATACACAAACCAGTACGGCACCCTTTTTGCCGTGCGTGAACATAATGGTTCACCTGCATTGATGTGCAAGGCAAAAGAATCTGAGCAGTGGGTTATGAGTGGTGTTCTGGCCGCCGTGAAGGATGACGCCAAAACGATCGGAGAGCTTCAGGCAGTTTTGGACAAAGCTGCTCAGAAGTACAATTGGGAGCCGGTGGAGAATGTGCCGGTCGAAAACCCTACCAATGCCGCCGAAGATGTGCAGCAGTGTGCTCCTACTGCATCGGATGTGCTGCTCTCGCAGTCCCAGAGTGTCAATGCCGATGCGCAGCAAGGCGGCGGAGATGATTCTGAAAACCCTACTTATTCGGCTGTTGCCACTGCTGCGGCAGAGGAAACTGCGGCCACCCCGGAACCGTTGGATTTGGCCAGTATGACGGTGGCACCTGTTGCAAAGACCAGCGCAGCGACGACCGGTGCCGACGAAAATATTCTTGTTGGCAGTGGTGGGCTGACAGCCTTTGATTTCTCGGCGCTGGGTGACTTGGCCGAGCAGGCAGCCGAAGCGGACGAGCAGTTCAATTTGCACTATGGCCGGGCGCAGGACGAATATCTGGTATCCTGCATCTATTTGGCTCGTATTCACGAACTTACAGCAAAAGCTGGGCGATACGGCGGTGGAACTTGGACGGCTTGGTATCAGAGTAAGGGAATCAGCGAAGGCAGCGCCCGAACCATGGTGCAAAATGGAGACGGTTTTAAATCCGCAAGCGTTGCGGATTTAAAAAATCTTCCGGTTCTCACCAAGAAGGATCTTAATCTGATCGCCCGTAATGGCGTAGCGAATCAGGTGGTTGAAGCAGCCGGGGAAGGTGATTCGGACCGGATTCAGGACATTCTGAACCAGCTAAAAGCCGTCCAGACCGAGCGGGACGAAGCGCGGAAAGCCAAAGAAAAGGCTGAGCAGGAGCGTGACGCAGCCCGGGATGCGCAGGCCAATCTTTCCGCCATGGCCAACAAATTCTCCAAGCAGAGAGACGCCGCCGAACAGCGGATAGAGGATGCCGAGCACCGGGCCGAGGAGGCCGAGCGTCGCGCCCGGGCAGCTGAAGAAGATGCGGCCGGCTGGAAGCAGGCCGGTCTCGAGATGCAGGAGCTTGTCGACCAGCGGGATGAGCGTATCCGAGAGCTGGAATCCGGTATTACCGTCGAGGCCGCTGCGGTTGATCAGGAGGAAATCGAGCGCCGGGCCAACGAGCTGTCTGAACCTCTGCTCAAGATTATCAACCAGAGGGACGAGCAGATCAAGCAGATGGCATCCGGGAACACGGTGTCCGCTCAGGCTTCCGTCCTGGAGCAGTATTTGCGCACTATGCAGACCTCGCTGCTGAGCAATGCCCAACGCGCGGAGCTGGCTTTTTACGATGTCGGCGCGCTGGACAGCTTAGCCCGGGCGCTGCGTGAATTTGCGGACTCGATCGACGAAATTTTTGAGGATAGGAGCGAGGACAATGATTAATCTTTTGTCATTGACATTACATGACTTCAAAGGCGTTCGGGATGCTGGAATCAATCCCAAAGGAAATAGCATCACAGTGCGTGGCGCAAACGGAACGGGAAAATCCACTCTGATGACCGCCTTCCTCTGGCTGCTCACCGGCAAGGACGCACAGGGCCGGGCCGATTACAATATTTTCCCGCTGGGGCCGGACGGCCAGCGGTTGCCTGGGTGCTTCCCGAAGGTTACCGCATGCCTGCTCTTTGAGAATGGTACCCATCTTGTGCTCACCCGGGCGTTGGCCGAAAAGTGGACCAAGCGCCGGGGCTCGGCCGAGAGTGAGTACAGCGGTGACGAAACCAAATGCACGATTGACGATGTGCCGGTCAGTGTCACCGAGTACAATCAGCGCCTTGTCACTTTGTGCTGCCCGACGTTGATTCCGGTGCTGCTCAATGCATCCTATTTCAGCGAGCAGACCAAGGACTACAAGGAGCGCCGAAAACTGCTGTTGACTTACTTCGGCGGGCTGCAGGAGATGGATGTGTTACAGGGCAGCCCCACGCTGGCGCCGCTGATCCAGCTGCTGGAGGGGCATTCCGTGGATGAATATCGCCGTATCTGTGTTGAGCGCCGGAAGAAATATACCGATGCTCTGAACGCGATTCCGGCCCGCATCGACGAAAACCGTAAGCAGCTTCCGGATTCCGTGGGCGATGAAAAAGACCTTCGCGGAAAAATTGGCGAGCGGAATGTGGCCATTGCTAAGCTCCGGTATGAAATTGAGCATACCACCGAGAGTAGTGTGCAGAGAGAGGCCCAAAAGGAACTGGATCAGGTGAACGAGAAACTGGCGGTACTGCCCCGGCGGCGCAAGATGATGCAGGATCTTACCACCGGGGACTGGCTCAAAGCTCACAATTCGGAAATGGAGCGGGCGCTGAAAGAAAAGCAGGATGCAGCTGCTGCCCTTCAGGAGGTGGAAGGACAACGATCCACCCTCCTGGCGGAGAAATCCCGGCTGGAATCTGAGATTCAGGGTCTGCGCGATCAGTGGGTGGCGCGCAACAGCCGGGTGGATGCAGTGGATACGGTTTGCCCCACCTGCGGCCAGGAAATCCCCGTGGAGCAGGTTAGGGCAGCACAGGAACGGTGCAATCTCCGCAAATCCGATGAGCTGAGTGCCATCACGGCCAGTGCCAAGGAGAAGCAGGCCGCACTGGCCCGGTGCTGCAATTTGCTGGATGAGAACAGGCCTTCGAAAGAATGTGCGCAAGTGCTCTACGCCGAGTGCTGCCGGCAGTACGATGCGATTGCCGCCGAGAAACCGCCTGAAGTAGACCGGGAAGTGATGGCCAGTCTTGACCTGGAGGAGAAACAGCTGAACGCCAGGGCCGCAGAAATTATGGCATCTATCCAGAATGCAGCACAGGCGGCCCAAGATGCAGGCAAGGCGCACAAAGCGGAGATTGACCGGCTGCAGGCAGAAGTGGAAGATCTTCAGCGGGAGCTGGCCGGAATCCAGCGAGTGGCTGCCGTGAAAGCTCGCATTGATGAGCTGCAGCTGGAGCAAAAGCAGGCCCTGAAGGAGCTGGAAACCGCGGAGCGCGGGCTGGCCCTGTGCGATGAGTACACCCGCCAGATGGTGACGCAGCTGACGAACCGAGTCAACCAGCATTTTAATCGAGTTCGCTGGCGACTGTTTGAGGCTCAGAAAAATGGTGGGCTCAAGGAAATTTGTGAAGCAGAGGTGGACGGTGTGCCCTACGGCGCGCTGAACACCGCCAGCAAAATGCAGGCCAACGTGGAGATCGTGAGGGCCTTTGCGCTGGCTTCGGGCTATCAGCTGCCCCTGTTTCTTGACAACCGGGAGAGCGTCAGCACCCTGGACATCCCGGAAACCATGCAAGTGATCAACCTGCAGGTGGATCCGGCTGCGGTCGGGCTCAGCTGCAGCTAAAAGCAAAAGGAGGAGCATTATGGCAAATAACACTCAGATGACGAAAAAGGCCCCGGACGCCAGAACCATCGTTCAGAAGGCGGCGGACGTAATGATCCCGATGATGGTCTCCCATCTCGGGCGCAACGGCATCCAGCCGGACGCCTACCAAAAGCAGTGCATGATCAACGCCATCTCGGTCATCAACGATGTGGCCAACGCCAACGGCATCATGATCAACGACATCGACCGCACCACCCTGTCGGAGATCCTGCAGCAGGTGGCCACGCTGCGCTTGAATCCTTACAGCCAGCCGCGCGAATGCTATTTCACGGCCCGCAAGAAAAAGCAGCCCAATGGTGAGTGGGTCACCACTGTAGAGATGGGCATTGAGGGCGACGGGAACGACGCCATCTTGCGGAATTTTGGCCATAACGTGGCCGAGGTGTATCCCTACTGGGACGTGCGCGAGGGGGACGATTTTACTTACCCGGTGCATCGGGGCGTTGATGTGGAGCCGCCCGTCTGGCAGCGCAGCGGCAAGGGCAAGTATGTGCGGGTGGTATACCCGGTCCGGTTCAAGGACGATTCGGTCCAGTATTTTATTTCGGAGCGGGAGGACGTCCGGGTAAACCTGGTGGCCCACATCAGCAACAATCTCATGAACGAGACCTTCGGGATCGCTGAAAACCGTTACAAGGCAACGGTGGAGCAGCGCAAGCAGATCGAGGAGCGCAAGGCCGAACTGAAGGCCCTGATGGACGGCAAGGACATTGATGAGATCCTGGACATCCCCGAGCTTCAGCCGTACATCTCCCCCGCTTGGCGGGAGGGAAGCCGTGAGCGGATGATTCTGCGAAAGATGCGGAACAACTGCATCAAGCCCATCCCCAAGGATTTCGCCAATAGCATGGCGTTGTCCATGTACAACAACAGCATGGCGGCGGAGGAGGGGACGGCAAGTCAGCCTATAACGGTGGAATACCAGGAGATCCAGGACCCGGCGGGGTACATTGCGGCGCCGGAAGAGCCGCAGGAGGCCCCGGCGCCCCGGCAGGACCCCCAGCCGGAGGCCTCGAAACCTGCGGCACCGGCCGAAAAAGCCAGCCCGGCTCCTCAGTCCAATGTGGCGCCGTTTTGATAGGGGGCACAGCATGTGAAAATCAAGACGTTGGCAACAGGGAGCACCGGTAACGCCTATCTGGTGGACGATGGTTGCACCGTGCTGTTGCTGGAATGCGGCATCCCATTGAGAGAGCTGATGCGCCGTAGCAAATACTCTCTTTCCTGTGTGTCTGCCTGCCTGATTACCCACGAGCATGGGGACCATGCCAGGGCTGTAAAGCAGCTGATTGGCCTCGGTATTCCAATTTGGTGCAGCAAAGGGACGGCGACGGCGCTGAAAATCGATGGTGAACCTGTGGTGCATTCGGAAATGCGCGCAGGTCATGTAGTGAAGATTGGGACCATGGCTATCATGCCCATCGCAGTGGAGCACGATGCTGCTGAGCCTTTGGGGTGGTTGATCTACTCCGAGGCCAGCAGTCAGCGGCTGGTGTTCCTCACTGACACAAGGGTTGCTGATGTTTCGCTGCCAGCAGTCCACCACATCATGGTGGAGTGCAACCACATGGGTTTGGACAGTATGGGACAGACAAATGCTATCCACGCTGACCGAGTGATCCGTAACCACATGAGCTTGGACGATTGCATCCGCTTTCTCCTGCATCAGGATCTCAGCCAGGTGCAGGATATCAGGCTCATCCACATCAGTCACAGCCATGGGGACCGCGTGGCAATGCGCAATGCAGTGGCTGCAGCAACCGGCCGGCAGGTAATCATTGCCGGCCAAGAATGACAGGAGGTTAATATGGCAACCGATATCGTATCCGTACAGTTTATGAGCACCGCCCGCCCCGGTGAGTTTGTGGGTCGGGAATATACTTACTACGCCGATCAGGAGCTGAAGGTGGGTGACTGTGTAGCGGTACCGTCCAGATTCGGCGAGAGTCTGGCCCGGGTGACTGCTGTTGGTATCCCCGAGTATCGGGTTGATCCCAAGATTTTACCGGTACTCCGGCACATCACTGGCAGTCCGGTCAAAGCTCCCAAGCCGCTCAAGAGCGAAACCCCTGAGCAGTTGTCCATCGAATAAAGATAACAGGAGGACTGGCCAGATGGCGATGTGCTATGTTCAGATGTACTTTTCTTATCTCGAGCCGCTGGCCGATCTGACGGACGAAGAAGTTGGGCGGGTTGTCCGCGCTATCCTCAAATACGGCGCGGACAAAACCATCCCTGATCTGCCCCCCAGCGAAAGGATGGCCTTTACTTTCATGAAAACCAATTTTGACCGCGAGGCTGCGGCTTACGATGCCAAGGTCGAGAAAAAGCGGGAAAATGGAAAGAAAGGCGGCGCCCCGGTGGGAAATCAGAACGCCAGAAAGCAAAAACAACCTAAACAACCTAAAGAAGAAGAAAAAGAAGAAGAAGAAGAAGAAACAAATAAAAAAGAAGAATCATCTTCTTCTAAAGAAGAAGGGGTTGTTTTGACGACGACGACGACGATGACCACGCTCATTGAATCATACGAAGGGGCTTATGGTACTGCTACCCCGGTGATTCGCCGGTCGCTGGGGAGTTACGTGGAAAGCCTCGGGCCGGAGCTGGTGAGCAAGGTGATCGAGGTCACGGCTCAGGCTGGCGGCCAGAAGTGGCCATACCTTGCCAAGTCTCTGGAGGAGTGCAAGCGCAAGGGCATGGATCTGGCGGCCTACGAGGCGGAGCAGATCCGCCGCAAGGTCGGCTACAACGCGAGAGTGGACAGGCCTACACCCAGCGGCAACGATTTTTTAGCGCGGCCTGTGCGCCGCCCGCTACGTATGAAGAGGGAGGATTGCTCTCCGTGTTCTATAACGTAGAACACTATCCGGACCCCACCGTTTGGGCTGCTGAACGATCAATTAAAAGAAAAGCCCGGGCTGCACTTGCGGCCCGGGCAAAATCGAAAGGAATGAAGAGGTTGAATAATCGGATTTTGGCGATTGACCCGGGCACTACTCACAGTGGGTTTGTGATTGTGGAACACGATGGAAATGAGATCGTCCAGGTGATCCACAAAGGGAAAATTCAGAACGAAGCTTTGCTCCGTGAGCTACCCTATCATGTGGGTGTGAATGAAATTACCGTAGAAATGGTGGCCAGTTACGGGATGGCTGTTGGCCGGGAGGTGTTTGAAACCTGTGTATGGATCGGGCGCTTTCTCCAGGCCGGCGGAATTCTTCCCGATAACACCGAAAAACACCTTGTTTACCGGATTGATGAAAAGAGTAATCTGTGCCACTCGGCAAAAGCAAACGATTCCAATATTATTCAGGCGCTGGTGGACAGATACGCTACAGGGCAGCCCAACAGGGGCAAAGGCACCAAAAAGAATCCCGGGTTCTTCTACGGGTTCAGTGCCGATGCATGGCAGGCTATGGCGGTTGCGGTGACTTATTTTGACACGCGAGTTAAGTCGGAAAAGGTTGGTGAAAGTCAGTGAATACATTACAGAGGGCATCGGCCATCAAGCGGCTGCAGGGAATTGTATGCGCTGCTGTAAATGCGGAGCAGCTGTATCAGATCGCAGAAACATGCGAATCTCCTTTTAACCAAAGAGCAAAACAGCTGGCAGACGACATGATAAATGAGATTCGAAAGCGGGCAAGAACCATGAGTGAGCCACCAAAGCCTGTTTGCCAAGGTTGTGGGAAGGTTCTTGCACCAGGTCATGTGGTATGCGGAGAATGCGCGTCTCTGCTTGATTCTTTGATTGCGAGAAAAGGCGGTGAACAGAGTGACTGATCTTGAGCGCCGCGCTCTGCTGGGCGACCGGCAGGCGCAGGAAGAATGCACCCAACAGGGGGTTTTGCTGCCGTGCTGGAAATGCGGCGGAGAAGCCGAAGTAAACGAGCTGCACACGGGCGGAAAGCCTTTGTATACGGTGGCCTGCCAAAAGCATTACTGCGGGGCTTATGGAGCCGGTAGCAGTTCGATTCAAAAGGCAATCGAATTTTGGAACACCCGCCCGACCCTGCCGGTTGGCCGCTGCGGGGAGTGCGCTGCCTATGTAGATTCCAAATGCGCAAATACTGGGTATTACAAGTCAGAGACAGGCTTTTGCGACGATTTTGCACCGAAGGAGGACATATGAACAAGGAAAAAGGATGGCCCAGGGATTGCCTGGCCTGCGAGCTGTACGGCGGTCATGGTCAGCCCTGCGAAGGGCGAAACGCTGAAGGCAAGTGCCCGTGTGAAGTGATGAGCCGAAAGCTTTACAAGTATCTGCAAAAGGAGGCCAACCGTGAATAGGGCGTACCTGATCCATGAACTCAACCACCTAAAGGTGCAGACCGGCAGTCTGGCCTGCATGGGTTGCCAGCACGAGGACAACTGCGGCATCAAGGGATGCGCCCTGATCCGGGCGGCAGTAGAGCAGCTGGAAGTGCTCCAGGGCTTTGAGGAATGGTTGCAGGAACAAGCGACAAGCGATAAAAAGCAAGCGATTGGAGATGATCCGGATGAAAGTACGCAAAAGGCTTCCGGAAAACGGCTTTCGTGACGTCAGAAACCTGACGCTCGGCCGCGAGGTGCTGGTCTACCGCTTCACGCCCTGCTACCGGGATGACTGGCGGCCGAGGATCCCCGACAAGGGCGTTCTGGAGGACGTGGATCCGAAGGGGCGCTGGGCGCTGGTGCGCTTCACGGTTACGGGCGGGAGTTATCTTGAATGCTTCTTCCCAAGTGAGATTTTGAAAATAGGATAAGGAGGATCCCATGGAGCCGGTTACAAAAGAGCGGCTGACCCGCTACATAAGCCTGAAAAAAGAGAACGAGAACCGGCTGGAGCGGCTGGCCAGAATGAAGAGCAACGCTGAGATGCCTGCTCAGAAAGATCCTGACGGCTCCAAGCACACCGGCTCCAGTGGGGAGAGAATGGCCCGGGCCATCGAGGCCTACATGGAGTACGAGGAGCAGATCAGGCCGCTGGTGGACGCGAATCGCCGGGAGATGGCCCAGATCGAGGCCGCCGTAGCCGCCTTGCCTGATCCGCTCGAACGGGAGGTGCTGCGGCTGCGGTATATGGATAGTAATAGCATCAGACCGTTTACATGGAAGGAGATCGCACTGTATATGTATGGCCGTGATGGGGAATCTCAGGTTAGATCGCTGATGTATCTTCATCAAAAAGCATTGTCCGATATTTCGGATAATTTCAATTGATTAATACAGCTTTTGTAGTACAATTGGAATTGTCGAAAAGCGCATGAGCGCCGATCGATAAGGCTCTGGGCATGATGAGCCACGTACCCTCCTTTACCCGCGCTGGCAGGCCGCGGGCCGAGTAGTCTGCCACACACGATACCCCGACCGGGAACAACCTGGCCGGGGTATTTTTATGCCAATCTGGCCCGCACGAGGGCCCGATCGGAACGAGTGGCCGGCATAGGAGACGCCGGCGGGTGGGTCTGGGGATTTTCTTTATAGAGAGGTGGTGGCGTTGGCGAAAAGTGAACTGCGCACAAGATACAAGGCGTTCGCTGACGCCTACCTGAGCAATGGCGGGAACGCATATCGGGCGGCTCTGGCAGCCGGGTATAGCGAATCTTTTGCCAGGGGCCGCAGCTATGAGCTGCTGGATCGGGAAGAGATTCAGGGTTATCTGACCCGCCGGCGCCAGCAGATGGCCAAGCGGGCGGTGAGCCCGGAACGGGTGCTGCTGGAACTGGCTGCGATAGGCTTCGCTGATGTTACAAATCTGGCAAAGGTGGAAGCTGGCCGGGTTGTGATATCCAATACTGACGATGTGCCAGGAGATACGCGAAAGGCCATTGCATCCATCAAAGAAGGCAAGTATGGACTTGAGATCAAGATGGCTGATAAGGTTCGGGCCCTGGAGCTGATGGGCAGGAACCTGGGCCTGTTTGATAGGGATAGCCAGGAAACACCGGAAGGAGTGACCATTATTGACGACATCCCTGAGTAAGATCATCAGCCCGGGGCTGTACGATGTCCACAGGGCTATCAGACAGGGCGGTGTCAACGAAGTGGTCCTCCCGGGCGGTCGTGGCAGCACCAAGAGCAGTTTCGCCAGTGTGGAGCTGATTCTTATGCTTTTGCGGCATCCAGATTGTCATGCAGTGGTACTGCGCAAGGTGGCCAATACCCTGCGCAACAGCGTATATGAACAAGTAGCCTGGGCAATCGCAGAACTTGGCTTAGAAAGCAGATTCGAGCTCACGGTGAGCCCAATGCGGGCGATCTACAAACCGACCGGGCAGCGGATCATGTTTTTCGGTTTGGATGACCCGGGCAAAATTAAATCCATCAAGGTTCCGTTTGGCTATGTGGGTCTGGTGTGGTTCGAGGAGCTGGACCAGTATTCCGGGCCGGAAGAGATCCGCAGTGCAGAGCAGTCGCTTTTTCGCGGCGGCTCTTTTTCTTTTGCGTTCAAGAGCTTCAACCCTCCGGCAATGGCCCGTAACTGGGCGAACCGATATGCGCTGGAGGAGCGCCCTGGGAAGCTGGTCTACCGATCGGACTACCGCAGCGTTCCGCCCCAATGGCTGGGGCCTCGATTCTTGGCGGATGCCGAGCACCTGCAGGCCACGAACGAAACCGCATATCGCCACGAGTATCTGGGCGAGGTGGTGGGCAGCGGAACGCAGGTCTTTGAAAATCTGAATCTAACGGCCATCACTGATGAGGAGATTGCCCGGATGGAGCGGCGCTACCACGGGGTGGACTGGGGATGGTACCCTGACCCCTGGGCCTTCAACAGCTGCGGCTATGATGCCGCCAGAAAGGTTTTATATATCTGGGATGAATCTACTCGCCGACGCACTTCAAACGCAGATACGGCCCAAATCCTGCTGGATAAGGGCGTGTGTCAGGAGGATGGCCGTGAAGAGTATCTGACAGCAGATTCCGCGGAGGAAAAGAGCTGTGGTGATTATCGCGCACTGGGCCTGCCCTGCCGGGGAGCAGAAAAAGGCCCGGGCAGCGTGAAGGCGGGCATGAAGTGGCTGCAGAGCCTTGCGGAGATCCGCATCGATCCGGCCCGCTGCCCGGACACCGCCAAGGAATTCAGCGAGTACGAATATGAGAAGGATAAGAAGACCGGCGAGGTGCTGGAAGGTTACCCGGATCTGGATAACCACCACATCGATGCGGTGCGCTACGCGATGAGCCGGATCTGGAAGAGGAGGGGCGCATGATCAAGAAATTTTATACCTGGATGCGGCTGCGTTTCCTGCCTGAGTGGGCACGCCGACAGCTGATGGAAGAAAACCAGAGGCTGGTGCGGCAACTGGCAGAACTGCAGCATGAAAACCAGCGGCTGGAAAGCTACATTGAAGGGATGCAGGATGGACTGCGGCGTCAGCGCCGTGTGATTATCTACAACCAGGGCGTGGGGGTGAGCCGGTGAGTTTCTTTGGCGCATTGCTGAATAACAAGGTCTATCATTTTGAGCAGGCTTATCCGGGGGCCAAGGATTGCACCTCTGCTGCCATGAGAACAGCTATCGAGGATTGGTTCCGCCTCTATTTCGACCGGGATGTGACCGACGAGGAGGACCCTTGCCAGCGGCTGCCCTACACGGTGGTGAGCAAGCTGAGCCGAACGTGCTTTGCGGAATACGAAGCAGCGGCCGGCGAAAAGCATCCATTTGTGATTGGTGTGCTGGATAGTCTGGAATCGGTGCGCAAAAAGGCGATGCAGCTGGCCATGATCGGCGGCGAGGCATGGCTGAAACCGGTGCCGGGACCTACCGGGTTTTCCTTCACTGTAATGCGTCGGGATATGGTTACGGTGTTGGGCCGGGGACCGGACGGCGAGGCCACCGCACTGGGCAGCGCTGAGCTGACCACGGAAAACGGCAAATTCTACACGCTGCTGGAACGACGCAGCCTGGACGAAGCGGGCCGGCTGGTGATTGAGAATAAACTCTTTTGCAGCTGGGATGGACAAAGTATCGGCACCCAGGTAGGGCTTACCGCTTTGCCACAATATGCTGCGCTGGAGCCGAAGGCGGTGGTGGGCGATGTTGGCGGTATCGGTCTCGTGGGCCTGAAGGTGCCCCTGGAGAACTGTGTAGATGGCAGCGCTGATCCGGTGAGCGTTTACGCTGCAGCGGCCGGCCTGATTCACAACATCAACCGAAACGAGAGACAGCTCAGCCGGGAGTTCGACCACGGCGAGAGCCGGGTGTTCGCATCGGCGGACCTGCTGGACAAGCGTAAGAACGGCCGCCCGGTGCTGCCGCCCGGCCTATTCGTGGGCATCGACGACGATATCGCCAACACCGGCGTCACTGTGTTTGCCCCCACCCTGCGGCAGGAGAGTTTTCTGGCCCGCAAGCGAGAATACCTGCGCAACGTTGAGAGCCTGATCGGCCTGAAGCGGGGTATTCTGGGGGAGGTGGAGGCAGCTCAGCGCACTGCCACCGAGGTGACCAGCAGTCAGGGCGATTACAGCCTGACCATTCAGGATCTGCAGCAGATGTGGGAAGCAGCTGTGCGGTGCACCGTAGTGCTGTGCGGCAAACTGGGCAAACTGTACCGAGTCCCCGGCGCTTTCGAACCGGACCCGGAACGGGCGGTGTGCATTGACTGGGGCAACGGCGTTCTGTATGACAAGGACAAAGAATGGGCCGAGACTATGCAGCTGGTGAGTGCAGGAATGCTCAAGCCGGAGATTGCCCTGGCTTGGAAATACGGCCTGCCCTGGGAGACTGCCAGTGATCTGCAGAAGGTGCGCGAGAAATACATGCCTGAGCTGGAATCCATGCTGGAATAAGGGGGGTGTAGGCCGTGGCTCTGACCCCGGAACAGATTGCAGGTTATCAGGTAGCGGCGGAGGAGATCGCGCAGCCGGTTATCGAGTGGCTGCTGAAAGACATCGTTGAGCGGGTCCTGGAAGCCGGTAAGATGACCAGCACCGCTGCCTATGAGGCATATCGGGCCGAGGCGCTTGGGCTGGCTCGGAAAGACCTGCAAAAATACCTGAAGGCTCAGCTGAAGGTTACGAAAAAGCAGGCCGAGCAGCTGCTTTCAAGCGCTGCGGAATTTGCCCAAAAGGATGACTATGCCCGTGTAGGGGTGTGGGCCACCGAAGCGGATGCAGGGAGTCTGCTGCAGCTGACGGAGGCTGCTGTAAAGCTGGCCGGAGAGCAGCTGGAGAATATTACTCAGACCATGGGAATGGTTTCTCCCGCCACAGGTAAGCCTCTGCCGTTGCAGGACGTGTATCGGGAGTGCATGGATGAGGCATTCAAACTGGTGGCCACAGGCGCCACCAGCGCCAGCGAGGCGGCCAGACAGGCAACCCGCAAGCTGGCCGGGCGCGGTATTGTGACCATCGACTATGCCAGCGGCATCAGCACAGAACTGGGAGCAGCTGTACGGCGCAACCTGATGGGTGGCATGGGTCTGCTGGTGGAGCAGGTTACCCAACAGAACCATGATGCGCTGGGCTGCAACGGCTGGGAGATCAGTGCCCACGCCAACAGCGCCCCCGACCACGAGCCGATCCAGGGCCGACAGTACAGTGATGCAGAGTTCCAGCGTCTGAATGGCAACCTCGCGCGGCGCATCGGTACGCTGAACTGCGGCCATGTGGCTTTCCCCATCTTGCTGGGGATAAATAGTCCGCAGTATACAGATGCGGAGCTGGAAGCCTTCCGGCAGGACAATGCCCGGGGCGTTACTTACGAGGGCCGGCACATGACCGGCTACGAGGCTACCCAGTACCAGAACCGTATTGAGCGGAATATCCGCACCCAGAAGCAGCGTGTGCTGATGAGCGAATTGGCCGGGGATGAGTCGCAGCTGCTCACCGACCGGATCAAGCTGGCCCGACTGAATCAGGAGTATACCCGCTTCAACAAAGCCATGGGTTTCAAGAGTCGGGCAGAAAGGTTGGAGGTTGTGGGGTGGAGCCGCCGGCAGGCTGGGAAAGCGAGGGCAAGTGCAAAGGCACACCACGCCGAATGGCTTAAATCCATTGGCGCGGAAAGCACAGAGCTGAATACACTTGCAAAATACTACGATGGGAAGTATAATAAATCTCCTGAGTATGAACTGCTCAAAGGATACAACGCCGCAGTCGAAAAAGGCGACATATCCCCTCTGGTTGGCTTTGATGTTTACAAAGAAACAAGTCAAAAGATACAGCAGGTCATGGTTGGGCAAAAAACTTCCACCGGAGTGGAAATTGAAAGTTTTTCCACGCATTTCATTGACCGGGTGATTGGTCAAGTAGCAGAGCCGCATCCGGGTAAAAGAACAGGCGTGAGCGTTGAGGTTGCGTTGGCTGCTTTGCAAAATCCGGTGAAATTAGGTGAGATTCGTACAATAAGCGAATCTGATGTGCGCCAAACGTTTTTTGGAGAAAAAGCGACAGTTACGATTGCTGTCAATGATGGCCGCCTGATTCAAACAAACCCAATGTGACAACAAAGGAGGGGGATCTCATGATTTGTATGCAAGCAAATACGAGGGCGTTTCTTGAAAAGAATTTGCCGGAAGCGCTGGAAATGCAAAACATCCGAGATGTCTTGGAGGCTTTGTATATTTTGATTGACGAAAAAGGCTTTGCCCCCCCTAAGTACGAGGATTACAACGACTTTGGCCGCGAAGCGCAGCGTGCCTATGATGATTTGTATTTGAGCAACACATAAGAAAAAACCACCCTGCCTTGCAAGGTGGTTTTTTTATGCCCACCTTGGCCGCATGAAGCCGGGGCGGGCTATTTTTATACTCAAAATACCCCCGGCCCGGGGGACTATAAGCAGGGCACCGCAGTAGGGGGACTGGCCCCACAAAAAGGACAGCGGAATCAAGGAAGGAGACCATATGTTGGAATGGCTGAAGGAGATCCTGGGTGATAGCTACACCGAGGAGATCGACAAGAAGGTGAGCGCTGAGATTGGTAAGGCCTTTGTGGCCAAGGTGGATTTTGACGCCAAGAACACCGAGAACAAGACCCTGAAAAGTCAGCTGACCGAGGCAAACAAGAGGATCCAGGCCTTCGAGGACATGGATATCGAAGCGGTACGCCGGGAAGCTGCCGACTGGAAGAAGAAGGCCGAGCAGGCCGAAAAGGATGCCGCGGCACAGGTGGAGGCCGTGCGCTTCGATGCACAGCTGGATTCCGCCATTGGCAAGGCCAAGGGCCGCAATGCAAAGGCCATCAAGGCGCTGCTGGATGTGGATACCCTGCGGGCCAGCAAGGACCCGGACAAGGACATTTCCGCTGCGCTGGAGCAGCTGGCCAAAGACAACGACTATCTGTTTGATACTGGCAACCCGCCCCCTCCCTATGCAGGCGGTACCGGCGGCAGCCCGGCCGGCGGCGACCCGGATGCGGCGCTGCGTGCGGCGTTTGGCCTGCCCGCAGCGGAAAACAAGTGATTTTTGAAAAGTGAGGTAAGAGAATATGGCAAACACGATCGAACTGGCAAAAAAGTACATCCCCATGCTGGATGAGGTATACAAGAATGCATCCCTGACCGCGAAGCTGGATGGCGCACCCGAACTGGCGCAGCAGGGCGCCAATGCGAATGAGCTGATCGTCCCCATGCTGGATATGCAGGGCCTGGGCGACTACGACCGCAACAGCGGTTATGCGTCCGGCAACGTGACAATGACCAACGAAACCGTGAAGTGCAACTTCGACCGCGGCCGCATGTTCACTGTAGACAACATGGACAACGCTGAGACCGCCGGTCTGGCCTTTGGCCGCCTGGCGGGTGAGTTCATCCGCACCAAGGTGGTGCCTGAGCTGGACGCTTTCCGCTTTGCCAGCTACTGCGGCAAGAGCGGCATCACCAAGAAGGAAGAGACCCTGAACGACGGCGCAGCCGTACTGGCGGCCCTGCGGGTGGCCATCACCGCCATGGACGAAGCCGAGGTGCCCATGGAAGACCGCCACCTCTTCATCACCCCCACCCTGGACGGCATGATCGCCGATCTGGACACCACCAAGAGCCGGGAGATCCTGGCCCGCTTCGCCAGCAAGACGCTGGTTCCCCAGACTCGCTTCTACACTGCCATCGATCAGAAGGACGGCCACACCGGCGGGCAGGAAGCCGGCGGTTATACCAAGGCTTCTTCCGGCGGTGCCGATCTGAACTTCATGGTCATCCACAAGCCCGCCCTGATTCAGTTCGAGAAGCATGTGGCCCCCAAGATCGTGACCCCTGAGCAGAATCAGGACGCGGACGCCTACAAGTACGGCTACCGCAATGTTGGTATCGCTGATGTGTACAAGAACAAGGTGAAGGGTGTATACGCCAGCTACAAATCCGCTGGTTGATGGAGGTGCGCGTATGGGCAGAATTGTAGGCTACCTGGTACCCAAGAAACCGGCCGAAAAGAAGCAGGAGGCAGAGAAGCCCGTTATGGATACCACCGCTGTGGATACCACCGTTGTGGAGAGCCCAGCCCCGGGGAAATCCAAGAAGAAGGTGCAGGATGATGCGTAAAATCGACAAGCGACTGCTGGACCCTCGTAGCGAGGTTGAAGTCGCAGAGAATTTCAACCGCGTACTTGCTCTGGTCGATGAAGCCAGTGGGGCGGAAGGCCCCGCTGGTCCGCAAGGGGACCCGGGCCCCAAGGGTGACCCTGGTGTTGGCATCAAGACCATCGCCGGCAGTATCGATGGCAGCAATAAGCTGACCTTGACCATTACCCTGACGGATGAGACCACGCAAACGGTCGAGGGGACGCTTACCCCGCCTGCTGCGGGTTAAGGAGGTGTGGCGCGGTGGTTGAATTTGCGTTTTACCGGGATGTATATGGCGGTGACAGTGTGCCGGAAGGAGAGTTCCGGGCGTATGCCCGAGACGCTTCGGCTCATCTGGAACGCTACAAGCGCATCTATTCCGTAACGCCCACGGCCGAAAACAGCGAACAGATGGCCCTGTGTGCCATGATCGATGCACTGTACTATTTCGACTGGGTGCGAAGCGGCGGGGCGGCTGCCAGCGTGAGTGTTGGCAGTGTGAGCAGCAGCCGGGCGCAGGGTGTGCAGCCGGATCTGAGCCCGGCCGCCCAGAATCGTGAGCTTTACCGCTGCGCCCAGCTCTATCTGGATATTTACCGTGGGACCGAAAGGGGATGGTGATATGTTCAGAGTAAGACCTGGCCCGCCGGTGGATTACAGTCTGTGTAACCAGACTGTCACGTTGTACCATGCAGATTTAAAAAACGGTTTTCAATGCACCCGAACCCTGTTTCGCGGTGCATTTTTTGACGCCAAGAAGGTGCAGACCGTGGACAAAATCGGCAGGCAGGAGGCAAACAGTTTCCTGCTTGTTCTTCCATCCGGGTGGGATGGCCGCCCGGTGTGGGTGGATGCGGCAGCCGCACAGCCTCTTGGTGCAGATCAAACGGTGTTTTCCTTGGCGGCCGGGGACAAGGTGTTTCTGGGCGATGGCCCGGAGATTTCTGATCGGACGGACTGGGGGAATTTTATCCCGGCCAGTGTGCCGGGGCTGGTTGTGGTCAAGGACGTGGATGTGAAATACTGGAACGCTGCGGTGTGCCATATTGAGGCGGGTGGTTGATATGGCGAATAAGAAACAGCTTTTCCGCCTGCCGGATGGGACCGTGGCATATCTGGAGATGCACAGTGTGAAGCGAATCCTGAAAGACAAAGGTCTGGCTCCGGATGGGTATGTGCAGATGTTTCACACCCAGAACGTGCTGCGGCGTATCGTGAAGTACATGCCCTATCAGAGTGGCATGACCGTTAAGGTTACGGTGGCGCAGACTAATATCCGCAAACCGCTGATCGTTACTGACACGCCTTACGCCCGGTTCCTCTTCAACGGTAAGCTTATGGTCAGCGATGTGACCGGAAGCCCCTGGGCGAGAAAGGGAGAGACCAAGCATGTCGTGAACCGTCCTCTGGATTACACCAAAACCAAAAATCCGAAAGCCGGACCCTTCTGGGACCGTGCGCTTTCCGCAGCGGAAGGCCCTGCCATGGCTGCAGATGTGCAGAGGTATATCAGGAGTAAGGGAGGGTAATGGATGAACCAAAAAAGTGATCTGGATCGGCTGAGGGAGTGGCTTGGGACCTATCCCGGGTATGATCTGGCCGCAAACATGTTGGTGGACTATCTGGACAGCATCCCGGGCAGCAAAAGCCTGCGGCCGGGTGGGCTGGTGGAGATCAGCCGCAATGAGGATATCCTGGGCAATGTGACTGTGAGTAACCAGTATAACTTCGGCTTGTATATTGCGGTGGCGAAAAGCCCTGGGGATGGTGCGAGCGCGGCCTATAACGCTGACTGGGTGCTAGATTTCCAGCGCTGGGTCCAACAGCAGAGCATTACGCACAGGGCCCCTACCTTTGGCAATATCGATCAACAACAGGAGCGCATCAAGGCACAGAACGGCGAACTGTACGACACTGACCAGGATGGAGTTGGGCTCTACATCGTGGCTTTGAGCGCGGAATTCAAAGAAAAGTATGAGGTGATCTGATGGCAAAAATCGAACGAAAGTATATGGCCCACTATATCGATGCAGCACTCCCCAGCGTATCGAAGGGCAGCCCCAACTATGTGCGGCTGGGCAAAGATCTGGAGGAATACAGCCCTGAGCTGAGCGCCAACGTAGAGAAAAAGCAAAACATTCTGGGCGAAAGCAGCATCATGCTGACCAGCTACGAAAAGAGCGGCAGCGTGGAACCCTACTACGCAGAAAAGGACGATCCTCTTTTTGCCCGGCTGCAGGGCATTGTTGATGAGTGCAAGATTCTGGATGATTGCAATACCACTGTGGTGGAGGTGCATCTGTGGGAAGAGGCGGACCCTGAAAAAGGCTACCCTGCGGTCAAGGACGATGCGGTGATCGAGGTAAGCAGCTATGGTGGCGATGCTACCGGTTACCAGATTCCTTTCAATCTGCACTACAGCGGCAAGCCCGTGAAGGGCCACTTCAAAGTGGACACCAAGACCTTCACCGTGGACGAAGAAGAGTAAGCATACACCCGGCCGGAAAGGTTGTCACCGGCCGGGTAATTTTGTATAGGAGGTCAGTATGGCAAAACAGAAATTGAGCATCGACACCGGTGTGCAGGAGTTCGAAATCAACGGCAGCGGTGTGCTGCGTTTCAATCCCAGCGACCCCAATGTGTACAACCGGTTTACGGAGATGCTGGAAAAGGTCCAGGCCGTGGAAAATGAGCTGGTGGAGAAGGCAGGCCAGCTGCCGAAAGAGGATAATGGCGTTGCAGCCCTTGCTCTTCTGGCTGACGCTGATCGAAAAACCAAGGCCGCTCTGCAGGAGGCATTCGGCAAGGAAAATGACTTCGACCAGCTGTTGGACGGTGTGAACCTGATGGCGGTGGCCGGTAACGGTGAGCGTGTGGTAACCAACCTGTTGGATGCGCTGCGGCCCATTGTTCAGGAGGGTGCCAGCCGGTTCTACGAAGAGAAAGCCAATGCCGCTGTGGCAAAGGCTCAGGCGAACCGCGAAGCCCGGCGTGCGGCCGGCCACAAATAATGGACCGCTGGAGTCTGCCGGAGGCACTGGAAATCGGCGGGCGGCAGTATGCCATAAACGCCGACTTCCGGGATGTGCTGGAGGTCATCCGCTGGCTGAACAATCCGGATGAGGATGAGCGGGTGCGGTATTTCGTGTCCCTGAAGCTGTTTTTTGAGGATTGGGACAGCATCCCCCAGAAGGACCAGGAAGAGGCGGCCCGCCAGATGATGATCTTCATCGCGGGCGGCGTGGAAGATACCGGCCCATCTGGCCCCCGTTTGATCGACTGGGAGCAGGATCAGGGAATGATTGTGGCAGATGTGAACAAGGTGGCCGGGTGCGAGATCCGCGCCCTGCCCTTCGTGCACTGGTGGACCTTCCTTGCCTGGTTCGGGGCCATCGGCGAGGGTCAGCTGTCCACAGTAGTGAGTATTCGCGATAAGCGGCGCCGGGGCAAAAAGCTGGAAGGCTGGGAGAGGGATTACTATCAGCAGCACAAAGCTGAGGTGGACCTGCGGCCCCGCTACACCGCAGAGGAGCTGGCCGAGCAGGAGCGCCTGAAAAAACTGTTGGGAGAGTGAGGCGATGTAATTGGCAGACGGTAAGGTAACAATCAGTACGGCGCTGGATAACACTGGATTTAAACGTGGTGTGAATCAGGTTAGCGGTAGCCTTGGTGGTTTGCGCTCGGTTGCTGGAAAGCTGGCAGCAGCACTTGCTGCAGCATTTGCCGTACAGAAAGTAATCCAGTTCGGCGCTGCCTGTATTCAGCTGGGCAGCGATGTGGCCGAGGTGCAAAACGTTGTAGATGTTTCGTTCGGCGGCATGGCCTACAAGATGGAGGAGTTCGCCGACACTGCGATCACCAGCTTCGGCATGAGTGAGCTGGCGGCCAAAAAGACCGGCAGCACCTATATGGCCATGGCAAAGGGTATGGGCGTAGCGGATGAGGCTGCCAGCGATATGGCCATTTCGCTGACCGGCTTGTCCGGCGATGTGGCCAGCTTCTTCAACATCAGTCAGGAGGATGCGGCGTACAAACTGCGGAGCATCTTCACCGGTGAAACTGAGGCATTGAAGGACCTGGGCGTGGTCATGACGCAGGCAAACCTGCAGCAGTATGCTATGGCCAACGGGATGAACAGCAATATCCAGGCCATGAGCCAGGCCGAGCGAGTTGCACTGCAATACAGTTTTGTGATGAATTCGCTGAAGCTGGCTCAAGGCGACTTCCTGCGTACGCAGGACAGCTGGGCCAACCAGACCCGCATTCTGTCCATGCAGTGGCAGCAGTTTATGAGCATCATCGGTCAGGCTCTTACTACGGTACTTCTGCCGGTGGTCAAAATGCTCAATACCATTGTGGCCGCCCTCATCAATATGGCCAACGCATTCAATGCGGTGATTACGTCCATTTTTGGAGGCGCGCAGAAGCAGATCCAGACGACTGGCGCGGCCATTGAAGGGGCAAACGCCGGAATCGCATCCAGCGCAGGAGCCGCGGCAGCGGGTGAGCACGAGCTGGCCGACGGCACCAAAGCGGCAGCCAAAGCAGCCAAGACCGCGACCGCGAGCATCGACGAACTGAACGTGCTGCAGCAGGATACCGGCTCAGCTGGTTCTGGCGGATCGTCCGCCAGTGGTGGTACAGGAGGTGTGGCAAACCTTGTACCTGAAGCAGCGGTGGACGAAGCACAGGAAGTACCGCCGATTCTGGAAAAAATTAAGCAGTTGATCGCACAGATCGGGCAACTCTTTGCGCCCAGCATCGCCGCTTGGAGTAAGGCCTTTGATCAGCTGTCCCGAGCGGCAAAAAGTTCCTGGGGCATTATCCAGGGGAGCGCGCTGGAATTGTGGGATACTGCTCTGCGCCCGCTGGGTGAGTACATTCTGGGAGATTTTATCCCCAGCGTGACGAATGCTTTTTCAGAGACATTCGCGCCGATATTCGCGGACATCGGCAGTCTGATCATGGAGCAGTTCGCTTTGCAGTTCCAATGGGCGTGTAATCTCATTGGAGATTTGATCAATTCCTTTTTGCTGCCGATGTTTGGTTTTCTGCAGCAGGTTATTCAGGATATGTTTGCCGGCATCAAAGGTGCATGGGATATATACGGTCAGCCAATCCTGGATGGTCTTGCTCTTGGATTCCAGTCTGTAAGAGATATCCTCTCCGATGTCTACTACAACCTGGTAAAGCCTGTGCTCGAAGAAATCATGCAACAGATCGACTGGTTGTGGAGTGAGCACCTGAAACCTTTGTGGGATAACCTCATGGAGTTTTTTGGTGCGTTTGCAGAGATGGTCCTCGCGATCTGGAATGAATATATTTATCCTTGGATCCAACAGATGGTGGATATATTCGCCCCAATTCTCGCCGAAGCAATCAAATTCGTGGTGGACGCATTCGCTACAGCATTCGCCAAGATCAGCGATATTGTGAGTGCGGTGATTCGCATCCTGAAGGGCCTTTGTGAATTTGTGACGGGTGTTTTCACCGGGGACTGGGAAAAGGCCTGGAATGGTATCAAGGACATCTTTGGCGGTGTCTGGGATGGCATTGTGGGAGTGCTAAAAGGAGCGGTGAATACGGTAATTGATATGATCAATGCTGTGCTGCGTGCGGTGGCGCTGGGCGTGAACGCGATTATTGACAAAATCAATGCGCTCAGTTTCACAGTGCCTGACTGGGTACAGGGAATCGGCGGTGAGACCATCGGATTCAACTTTGCGAAGTTCGACCCGCCTCAGATTCCAAAACTTGCTCGGGGCGCGGTTCTTCCGGCCAACAATCCGTTTCTGGCTGTGGTGGGTGACCAGCGGCGAGGAACCAACGTGGAGGCCCCGTTGGAGACCATCACCCAAGCTGTCATTGCGGCATTGTCTCAGCTTGGCGGAACGCAGGAGTTTACCGCCAGCCAGCCAATCGAGGTAAAACTGGATGGACAGGTGCTGTACCGCGCCATGGCGAAGATCGAAGCAAACCGGGGCGCAAAGATCGGAGGTGCATTCGCAAATGCCTATTAATTTGAAGGAAGCCACCGGTTTTTTGTACCTCGGCACCAGCCCGGAGACCAGCAGGGAGAACCATAGCATCGCAGTTCCTTACCCGGATCAAGGCAAAGCCCCGTTTACCACCAGTCGTCTGGTGGATTCGGCCCGCAATGCTCAGGGCACTATGGTGGGCCGGATGATCGGCCGTAGCCTGGACAAGCAGGAGATGGGATGGAGCACTATCTCGTGCTCTCTGTGGTGGGAGATGAATCGCTGGTTCGAGGACAACCATTTTACGTTCTACTGCCACTATTTCAACTTCAATACAGGCCGGTGGCTGACCAGATTGATGTACATCTCCGATGTAAAGGTATCGCCGGAGATCATCGACCCGGGCACAGGGGAACCAGCTTTCCTGCGAGATGCAAGTGTAAATGTAATCGATTGCGGGGTGATCTGATGCAAAAGGTGAGCGATGCCTACCGGCAGGAGATGACAAAGCCGGTGCTGGGCGCGGCAAAGCTGGCCGTGACCCTGAGCGTGGTGGACGAGGACGCAGCCCCCGGCGCGGCGGACAAAAGCGAGGGGCAGGCCTACTGGTCCAGTGTGGAAAGCGCCCTCACTCAGGACGGCGCGCAAAAGCGCAGCTACGCCACCTTCGAGCCGGGGCGCTGGAAGGCGGACGGAACTCTGCGCATTGCGGACGAGCCCGGCGGCGCACTGCTGACCGAGGGCTATGTGAGCGAGGCGATGAGCGGAGCGGATGGCAGGTTTGAGGCTCCGCCGGTGCTGGCGCTGGAATTTGAAACGCCGGTGAGCGTTCCGGCGCTGAGCTTCCGGTTTGACCAAGTGGCGGAGGAATGGTGCACCGCGCTGACCGTGACCGCCTGGAAGGGCGGCGAGCAGTTGGTGCAGCGGCAGGTGCTGCCCAAGGCGGTGGAGCACCAGGAGATGGTGCAGATCGATCGCTTCGACCGGCTGGAAATCCGCTTTGAGGCCACCAGCCAGCCCTTTCGTCGGGCGCGGCTGACCCGGCTAATGTTCGGCATGGAGCTGATCTTCGGCCAGGCGGAGCTGACCGAGGCGGCCCAGACCATGGAGGTAGACCCCATCGGCCGCAGGCTGCCCACCGGGGAGTTCAGCTTCTCGGCGGTGAACGTGAACCTGCTCACCGGCAGCCAGAACGGTCTGTATGACCCGGACAACCCGCAGGGCATCTGGAAGTATTTCGAGCAGCGCAACCCCATCACGGTGCGCTACGGCCAGCAACTGACTGGCGGCATGAAGTGGGGCGACGCGGCGGCGCTGGAATGGGGCGACCTGGCCTCCAGCGGCTGGCGGGAGCTATATCAGGGTGGCTTTGTGGAATGGATGCCTGGTGGGCGCTTTTACCTGACCGGCCAGCCCACGGTGGAAGGGCTGTATGACAAATTCTCCGCCACCGATGCGCTGGGCCTTCTGGATGGCACCTATTACAAGGGCGTGTGGGACGGCGCGCCCCACAGCTTGTGGGAACTGGCGACGCTGGTGTTGGAGGACGCGAAGCTTCCTCGCCGCAGGCAGGACGAGCAGCCCTGGGCGCTGTGGGAGGGCTTGAAAGAGATCACCACCGCTGCCCCGCTGCCAGTAAAGCAGCATCGGGAATGCTTGCAGCTGATCGCTCACGCGGCCTGCTGCCTTTTGTATGCCGACCGGGATGGCGTGATCCGCATCCAGCCGGATGAGAGCGCCCAAAGCGGGGTGAGCATCGGGCTTTCGGCCATGCTGGAAAGCGCGCCCAAAGTGGAAAAGACTGCGAGCCTTCTTCAGGTGGAGTGCCCGGCCACGGTGTATGCTCCCGCGGAAAAGGAGAGCCAGCTGCACAAGGGTACCTATCAGGTGAACGGGCGGCTGGAGCTGCACCTGAGCTGGAATCAGGCGGCGGACATCCGCGTGGAGTGCGAGGGCGCACAGGTGACGAGTCAGGCGCTGTATGCCGCGGCGGCGGATCTGGTGCTGGAGGGCAGCGGCCCGGCAACCCTGATCGTGAGCGGCAAAAAGCTGGAGACCAGCAGCCAGAACGCGGTGGCCCCGGTGACGGACGCGGACGAGAACGGCACAGTGGAAACGCTGGACAATCCGCTCATTACCGACCTGAACCGGGCGCTGGCGGTGGCGGACTGGGTGCGGGGGCATCTGCTGCGCCGCAGCACCTACACCTGCACCACCCGCGGCAACCCGGAGATGGACCCCATCGACCGGGTTCTGCTGGACATCCAATGGGAAACGGCCGCCCCGGCTCAGGTGCTGAAAAATCAGCTCACATACAGCGGTGGAGGGCTGAAAGGAGAAATGATATTGAAAAGAGGGAGTGAAGCATGAGAAAGAGCCAGAATTACCAGCTGCGTTTACCGGAACGTCTTGAAGAACGTAATGATCCGGCGGACATCGACGACCTGACCTACGACATGGAGATTATCGACCGGGAGCTGAAAAAGCAGGCGGATAAGGATGCCGAGCTGGACGACCTGAAGGCCAGCCGTACCGAGCTGAATGCTCACGCTTCAGCCTCGGTGCTGGCTCACCCGGATGGCAGCGTCACCGATGAGAAGATCGGCCTGCGCACCGTGGGCGGGGTGAAAAACAAGCTTCAGGCACTGCTGACCCTGATCGGCCAGCAGATCGCGGGCATCAAGGGAACCGAAGCCTGGAACGACGGCCCGGCCATCACGCTGGCGGCAGCAAAGCAGACGCTGGATGCCCACAAAGCGGCGGCGGACGAACTGCGGGAGCATTTCGACGCCCACGCGGCCAGCAAGGCTAACCCCCACGCGGTGACCAAAACCCAGGTGGGCCTTGGCAATGTGCCCAACGTGGCCACCAACGACCAGACCCCCACCTATACCGAGGCGGCGGCGCTGAGCCGTCTGGTGAGCGGCGAGACCCTGGCCCTTGCCTTCGGCAAGCTGGCCAAGGCGGTGCGCAGCCTGATGGAGCATCTGGCAGACACGGAAAATCCTCATACCGTGACCGCCCATCAGGCGGGGGCATACACTCAGCAAGAGACCGACAAGAAGGACGCGGCGGTGAAAAGTGCGCTGGAAAGTGCCCTTGCCGCACATACCGGGAATACCTCCAACCCGCATAAGACCACCAAGGCCCAGGTGGGGCTTGGCAGCTGTGATAATACAGCCGACGTGGACAAGCCGGTGAGCACTGCCCAGGCGGCAGCCATTGCTGCGGTGCAAAATGCACTGAACAGCCATAAAGCGGACAAAGCCAACCCCCATGCCGTGACCAAAACCCAGGTGGGCCTTTCAAACGTGACCAACGAT